AGAACTCTAGTTCAAGAACAGAACATACATCTGATGTTGGTATCTCATTTAAGTAGACGAGCTAGTTCAGATAGTGGACATGAAGAGGGTGCGATAGTTAGTCTGTCACAACTCAGAGGTTCACATGGTATTGCGCAACTCTCTGACTTTTGTTTCTCGTTAGAAAGGAACGGACAAGCAGAAGATATGGAGAAGAGAAACCAAACTACAGTTCGTATACTGAAGAACAGATTTAGTGGAGAGACTGGTCCATGTTGTTGGTTACAATGGCATAAGGATACTGGTCGCTTGACTGAAATACCTAACCCAAAATCTAAAGACAACGATGACTTCAAGGAGGTGAATGATGGATTCAAAGTTTGATACAGTAGTTCTTGATATAGAGACTGATAGTTTAGATGCAACTAAGATACACTGCATATGTATCCAAGACTATGCAACTGGAGAACAACGAGACTTTATACAAGAACAAGGATGCCAAGAGTTCAAAGAGTTTCACAATCAAGATCGTAAGTACATCATGCATAATGGTGTAAGTTTTGATGGTCCAGTATTAGAAAGACTATTAGATATAACAATACCTTTGGAAAATATTATTGATACACTTCTAATATCTCAGATGGTTAATGCACACATAGAGGGTGGTCACAGTTTAAAATCTTGGGGTAAGAAACTAACACGAGGTGGTAAGCTAGAGTTCAAAGACTTCGAGGAATATTCAGAAGAGATGTTGAAGTATTGTCAACAAGATGTTCATGTCACACGTAAACTAATGCAACACTTAGCGCCGAAGATAACACGGTTCAGTGTAGACAGTGTACGTATGGAGCATAGGGTAAGAAGAATTATAGATCAACAAGAGAAGAATGGATTCTATCTTGATGTTAATAGAGCACATGATTTATTAGAAGAGTTAAAGACAAAGTCAGAGGATCTAAAGAAAGATTTACAAACTATATTCCCAACAATATATACACCACGATTTCATAAGACGACTGGCAAACCATTGAAAGATCATGTCGATGAGTTTAATCCTAGTTCAAGAAAGCAGATAGCAGAACGACTACAAAAGAAATACAATTGGGTACCAAAGAAAACTACACCAACTGGGTTACCAGTAATTGATGAGGCAGTTCTAAAAGAAATAGAATATCCAGAAGCTAAGATGATTGCAGAGTATCTATTGTATGAGAAACGTGTATCACAAATACAATCATGGTTAAAGAACGTAAGAGATGATAGTCGAGTGCATGGTAGAGTTATAACACTTGGTTGTGTAACATCTCGTATGAGTCACTACGGTCCTAACATGGCACAAGTTCCAGCAAGTTATTCACCATACGGTGAGCAGTGTCGATCACTATGGACTATACAAGATCCAAGTAAGTATTGTTTAGTTGGATCAGATGCTAGTGGTCTGGAGCTACGATGCTTTGCACATTATTTACAGAACTCAAAGTTTACAGAACAAGTAGTAGATGGAGACATACATACCTACAATCAAAACATAATAGGATTAAAAGATAGACCAACGGCCAAAACTTGGGTGTATGCATTCATCTATGGAGCTGGAGATGCAAAGCTAGGTCAGATAGTTGGAGGTAACTCAGAGGCTGGATTAGAAAGTCGTAAACGATTTATAAATAAAGTTAAAGGTATGAAAACTTTAACAAGTAACTTAGTTAATTTATTACAAAGACGTAAGCGCAAGTATGGTGAGTACCAATTGGTTGCGCTTGATAAAAGGATTCTACTTGCACGATCCATCCACTCTAGTTTGAATACACTTATTCAAGGAGCAGGTGCAATTATATGTAAGCAATGGCTACTCAATATAATTGATGAGGTCGACAAGCAGAACTTGGATGCTAAGCCAGTGGCTAACGTCCATGATGAGGTGCAGTTTGAAGTCCGTAAGGAACAAGCTGTAGATTTTGGTAACATTACAAAGGAGGCAATGAAACGTGTAGAGAAACAATTTGACCTACGATGTCCACTAGATAGTGAGTATTCAATCGGCACGACTTGGAAAGAAACCCACTAACTGTTGACACCATTGATAGTATGGTATACTGTCGAGGTGTTTCTTTATTGAGACACTAACTTTTAATAACTTTTATAAACTTTTAATTTAAGGAGATAAATATGCCAGTAATTTCAGGCACTGCTTATTGGGCGAAAGTCCACCAACCACACTTTGATCAGTATAATGAACAAGGTATTTTTTCCATTGATGTAACAGTGGATGCAAAGACTAAGAAACAATTACAAGACTTGGGTCTTGGTCCTCGTATTAAAAACAAAGGTGACGAGAGAAATGATTTCGTTACTATCAAAAGAAAGTACACTCGTAAAGACGGTACAAAGAACTCTGCACCTCGTGTTGTAGATTCTAAGAAGACACCAGTTAGTCCTGATGTTTTAATTGGTAATGGTTCAAAAGTTAATGTGGCTTTTGATACATACGATTATAATGTCGGTGGAAACCAAGGTGTTGGCTCATCTTTAAAAGCTGTACAAGTAACTAAACTAGTTGAGTACAGTCCTTCTGAAAACTTAGATGAGTTCGGTGAAGAGTCTGGATACCAGGCTCCAACTAACGGAAAAGCAGACGGATTGGAAGACGAGAAACTTCCGTTCTAATGTCAGATAAGAAGAGCATAGATACTCTTGTAAAAGATATTTACAAATTATTTGACGAGGGCAATAAGAATATACCCACAACAGATAACCTAAATGAATTTGCAGAGAGTATGAAAGATGCTGTTCTTACTTATCTAACAGAAAAACAATCTGGTAGCCGAGGTATTCGTATGTCGAGCCTCGGCAAACCAGATCGTCAATTATGGTATGAGCTATACAAACCAGAACTAAGAGAACATATGCCAGCTCATGCTCGAATAAAGTTTTTATATGGGCATATGTTAGAAGCACTTCTATTATTACTAGCTAAAACGGCAGGACATTCTGTCACAGATGAACAGAAAACATTAGACCTTGATGGAGTTGTTGGTCATCAAGATGCAGTAATAGATGGAGTTGTTATTGATGTTAAGTCGGCATCACAGTTTGGATTCAGAAAGTTTAGAGAGAATGATCTTACTCCAGAGACAGATGCCTTTGGATATCTACATCAGATCGCCGCATACTCGCAAGCAAATAAGAATGATGAGGTAGGTTTTCTTGCTATCGATAAACAAAGTGGAGCACTTGCATTATGTCGCCCACACAAATCAGATATACCTAATGCACGAGAAAGAATTAAACACTTACGAAAAGTATTAAAGGATAAGAATAAACCACCACCAAGATGTTACGATGAAGAACCAGACGGAACATCAGGCAATATGAAGCTAAGTGTGGGTTGTTCTTACTGCGCATACAAAGTTGATTGTTGGTCTGATGCTAATGATGGAATAGGATTAAGAAAGTTTATCTATAGTAAAGGACCACGATGGTTAACCAAAGTGGTTAGTGAACCTAATGTTTCAGAAGATATTCCATGAGTGTATTAAGAAAAGAAAAAGGATTTTATAGATCCATCTTTGAAGCTACCGTCTGCGCTAAGCTTGATGAAGATGAAGTTAAGTTTGAATATGAAACACTTGTCATACCTTATGTAGTTCCAGAGATTAGGAAGACATACACACCAGATATTATATTATCAAATGGTATCATCATTGAACTTAAAGGACAGTTAACTAAAGAAGATAGAGCCAAACATTTGTACATTAAGAAACAAAGACCAGACTTGGATATTAGATTTGTATTACAAAATTCTAGAAATAAACTTTACAAAACAAGTAAAACAACTTATGGTGATTGGCTAAGTAATAATAATTTTATATGGGCAGATAGATTCGTGCCAGTAGAATGGATAGATGAACGACCAAAAGAAATCAACACAACAGAAATCTTTGTTAAACCAAAGCCAAACCCGAATAGCTTTAGACCCTATACTCGATACGACCACCGAGGCAAATAAAGAGGGAGAGAATGAAAGAGCATTGTTCAGAGCCGTTATATACCAAGCTTTACTTGATGCTAGTGGCGATAACAGTAACACCACTAAAGAAGCTATACACATTAGGGAAGAAGCTGTTCGTTGGTTCAGCAAGACTGTTGGGGTTACTGCTTCTTGGTTCGTCGATGTTTGTGATCTTGCTGGCTTGCATTATAGCCAAGTTCGTTCTTTTGCTCGTAAGCTCATTGATGAACCCACTAATACAGATTTTCAAAGGAAAAGATTAAATGTATTACTAAACATGACACATGGAGAGGACAAAAAATGACAGATGATTTAGTTAATCACCCACCACATTATAAGTACAATGATAAAGGTATCGAATGTATAGAAGCGATTGAAGCTGCACTTACACCTGAAGAATACCGTGGATATTTACGTGGACAGGTAATGAAATACACATGGAGATGTAATTACAAAGGCAAAAGACTAGAGGATTTACAGAAAGCTCGATGGTATTTAAATAGATATATTGATTTGCTAGAAAAAGAATGATAGTATCAGAACTTCCGTTACTTGAAATAATCTGCTCACTCAGTGCATGTGTGTCAGTATACTTGTACGGAAACGGATCACTGAAAGCACCATTGTTTGGTATATGCTCTCAAGTTTTTTGGTGGGCATGGACGATCCAAGAGGGTCTATACTTTATGATGGTACTGAATGTGGTAATGACATTAACACATATTAGAAACATAATTAAAATGAAAGGGAGACCATGACGACATTACCAACTGTTTACCAACAATTTATCCACAAATCTAGATATGCTAGATGGTTACCAGAAGAAAAGAGAAGAGAAGAATGGCACGAAACTGTAAGTCGGTACTTTGATTTCTTTAAACAACAACTAAAAAAGAATTGTGACTACGATTTAGATAAAAAAACTATAGACTATTTGTCTAATAAAGTCATGAAGTTAGATGTCATGCCGTC